GAAATGGTCTTTTAAGCTAAAGCCTTTGACTTGCTCATACTGGGGCGCATTAGCCGCTAGGAAGGTCTCAAACCGCGCATCGTGGTTACCCAAGGGCCACATCAATTTGACATTGTGACGGGCCTTTTTAGCCGCTTCTTCAATCTCTCCCATCGCCAAAGTACACGCCTTTAGTTCTTCAATGACTGTGGGCGCTTTACTCCAGCCGATTCGTGGGTGTCTAGAGATTCCAGCACCATCAAAAATGTCGCCATTAGCAATCACAGCGTTGGGTTTCAGTTCTTTGATGGCCCACAAAAGACCTTTGTAAGCAGTAGAGTGAATGCCAGGCCAAAAGTGTGCGTCAGAGAAAACAATGACTGTCCCGTTTAGGATGCCAAGACTATTGCTATGCGGATGGGTTAATGAAATTTGCAAATGCTCATGCTGTTTTTTCTTGTCGGCTTGAGGTGCTTCAATCTTTTGTTTAGTTTTATGTTCAATCCGTCTGCGCCTCTTATACAGCGAGGAAATATCAATGTTTAGCAACCTACTTGCTTTGTCCATTGACCCGCTACTTTGAATAGCTTGAACGATTTGATCGTCAGAAAAATTAGTCGCAGCCATTACAGTTTCTTTCGCCAATATAGGGTGTCTTTGCAACCCCAAGGTTTAGAAGGTTCAAACATTTTGAAACCGCAAGCTATCAAACTATTGGCAGAAGCAGGATTGAATCTTGTGTCAGAAACTAACCATTTCCACCCAATAGCTTTCGCTTGTCTAATTCGGACACGAATAAACTTTTTCTGTAGTCCTTGTCCACGATGAGAAGGAATAACACCAGCACGACAAAGATACCCACAATCAGTCCACCGCACAGAGCGAACAAGACCCGCGAAACCAATATCCACGCCATTTTTAGTAGCAATCCACCAAGTCCCAAAATTTGTGTCATCGGGCTTGTCATACGGCAAACAGATATTTTGTAGTGCAGAAAGTCTGTCTTGTATTGAATCTTTGCGGGTGTCTGCGCGAATAATCATTAGCGCATTGGATTGTTTTATTGTTAAGTTGTTATGACAAAACTGATAAGGCTTGATCGGTATGGCTAATCCTATCGTCAAGCCCAATTGTTCCGCCATTAATCTTCTTGGTCAGTCCAACCCAATCAGCAGCTTCTGCGAGGTTGTTGCAATTGTGGGTTGACCAGAACCAACCAGCAGTGAGAGCCGCATACTTGGGCGTTGCCACAAGGTCAGGCTCCATCACAAAGTCAACTCCCAGGGCTTGACCAGCATGGAAATAGTTAGCATGGCCCGTCAACTGGATACAGCCACGGCCTCTGAACCGATACCCGTCACCAGATGCCTCATCCCTGTTGCCCATGCGTGAGGAATACACCTTGTTGGCAATCTTCTTGGGGTTCTTGGCATATTGGTTGGCAATCTCCATCGTTGGAAACCTTGCCTTCCACAACTTCATTAGCGTTTCAGCACGATAGTTAAGGTTTTCTTCAAGGATTCTGAAGTGTCCACACTCATGTCCACATTGACCAATGAATGCCGCTTGCTGGCGCTTTGTAGAAATGCCAAAAGTGTTGAAAGTTTCATTGAGTGCATCAACCCACTCAGCCCCAATGTGGAGTTTTTTCAGTTGTTCAGCGGTTACCATTCATCACCCCCATTACCTTGTTGTAACTGTCAATACACGCATTCAATTGCGCGGTGTTTCTGTCGCCTTGGGCGATGATTTCGGCAATGGCTGCGAGGGTTGCTCTGTCGGAGTCAGAAGTTTCATAAACCGGTCTGTTAGGTTCACTTCTTTCTTTTGGGCTATCTCCGGTGGGAGTGGGGGCATTTGTGGGGGCTTGTACGCAACTTGTGGTTTGGAGCCGCAGCCTACCATCACGAATAGCACGATCAAGAGAAGACTGTTTTTGATTGATGACATTATTGGCCTCCGAAAGTTTGGTTGATTGGTCATTCAGTTGTTGGGCAAGTTCACGCTCTTTTTCCCGTGATTCTTCATTCTTTTTGGCAATCTCAACTTGCATCTCAGCGTCACGATCACCCCATCCAACATGATGCCCATAGCCGTAGGCGCCACCCACAGCAATCATTGCACCAATAATGAAATAGGGGTTAAGCATTCTTCACCTCTTGACGAGCAAGGGCGATTTCTTCCCGCACAGAATCATGCTCAAGGTGGTTTGGTGGAGTTGTAGGAGGTGGTGGTGGCGTCCAGGTTTCATCCAAAGGAGGATTAACCCAGACAGGCAAAGCGCCAGATGGGGCAGGAGGTGGGCTAGGAGGGGCAGGAACAGGCGTAGGAGGCGCTGAAATCTGAGGGGCAGGAGTTGTGCTTGTCACAGCACCAACGGCCCGTTTACCAACGATTCCACCGATGCCACCAACGATCAACAAAACAATGTCGTTCAGCATCTTGGTATAGGCTTGATCGATGGGAGCCATGCTCTTGATGGGTTGAGTTACAAAAGTAACAGAGTAGAGCAGGGCAATCACGATGCCAAACAAAATGATGGTAATCATCACCACCACAAAGCCCCAAATGCGAACTTCTAAGTCTTCTGGGGTGTATTTATTTTTTGTCATCATCGGCCTTCTTTTCTTCAACCTTTAAGGGTTCAATTTTCGTGGTCAAGATAGGTGCTACAAGGTATTCAGGACAGGTTTGGGTGAACAAGCATCTGGGCTTTTGGCACTCAGGAAGGTCAAATTTATCAGGATTTTGGCAAACATAGCGATACCTGTCCTCACATCCTGCCAACAAAATAACGCAAGTCAATGAAATGACAATTACGCCCCACAGAAATCTATTTTGGCTCATTACGATGCTTCTCCATTTGTTGACGCTCGTACTCTAATTGTTGGCGCAGTCTTTCCATGCGCTCAATCTGCATTTTGCTCTCTCTTTGTGCCGCCAATGTGTCATAGTAAATGCTTCCTATCAGCGGAAGCAGTAGGACAAAGACCAGTACCATAGCAACTAATGCGACTAGAAACCCCATCTTACCTTTCGATCCATTACTAGGAGGCTGAAAAACAGGAGGAGGTACAGGACGAACACTAAACAAGCTACCCCGTAGATTGCCTTGTCTTGGATTGCGCTGATTACCTTTCTGCGTTGCCATTCAACCTCTCGTTGTTTCTTCTCTTGGGCCAGCCTTGCTTCTTCTTGTTCTTCAATGATCTGAACCCGCATTGCATTAACCCGTGTATACAAGTTCCCCAACTCTGGGGGTGACTGATACACCATAATCTCTCGAATCTCCTTGGCTAACTTCTCAAACTGCGTCTTTGCAAGTTCCCTGTTTAGCGCCGACTCCATGATGTTCTGGTTTGGGTCATAGACAGTCTTAGACTTTTCTTCTTCTTCTCGAATGTGGTCTGCAAGCTGTTGCTGAACCTTGAAAAACTGCGACAGATTAGCCGCCAAGTCAGAGACAACCTTGTTCTCATCCCAAACCTCTGGTTCAGCTTTCTTTGCTTTGGGAGCAACAACAGGGGCTGTAGGCTTGGGCTTTTTCTTCTTGAAGAACCCAAAGAAGCCACCCACTTCTTCGGCAATAGCCGTGACCTCTTTAACAGTCTTTTGGGCTGCGGCAACAGTTCCCTTGACCTCTTTATAGAGTTCACAGCCTTTGCGAATGGCTGCGACACAGCCATTTGCCATTGCCAGAAGGGTAAGAGGGTCAATCTTGCGCCCCTTGTTTACTCAACGAAAGGCGGGTTTGTTGCACCACTCATTAAGCCTCTCCAATTCATTGATTGAGTCGGCGGTTGAGTTGTCCCAGAAAGAAGCCCAGACATTGCCTGTTGTGCAGCTTGTTGGCGCAGTCGTGCTTGCAGTTTGTCAGCAGTAAATCCTGCGGCAGCAATTGGAACTGTGTATTTCAAACTTTCAGGGCTTGCAACACCAGAACCAACCACTCCACCAGCCATAAGTTGACTGCGTTCAGGATTAAATCTAGCAACAAATGAAAGAACAGTATCTAAATTGCCACCACTAGCAACCTTGCGAATCACCGATTGCTCATCTTTGTTAAACAATCCAAACTTTTCTTTGTTGGCAACTAAGTTAATAAACCCACGGCGAACCAACTCGCTCTCAGATGCCTTTGGATCAAGCGCCCTTGCATCAGCAATGTTCAAGATGTCATCCAGCGTGGTTGCTCGACTTAGATTTCTCCAGTCTTTTCTAGCTGACATAATGGTTTTAACTGCTTCATCAATGCCGCCTTGTCCAGCAACAATATTTTTTGGACTCAAGTTTGCAACATAATCATCAATAGATGATGTCATTTGCTTTCCAAGTCTGTATATATTCTTATCTGAACTTTTAAGTAAATCACCAGCAAGTTGACGCATTTGGTCAACATCATTAAACGACACATTGCCTTTGCCAACAATCGACTCGTATTTGTTCAAAACTGTTTGGACAGCAGGAGCATTTTCTGGCAAATATCTGGCAGCATTTAAGTCAGTAGACACCTTGCCAAGCAAGTCTTTTGCCCCTTGGTCTGACAAAACAATGCCTAAGTCATCAACCTTTGTGTAGGCTCTACCAGCCCGTTGTTTGACATCTTGCATTGTCAAAACAGGTTGCTTTCCTTCTGCAAGTTTTCCAGCAAAATTAGCCGCACCAGAGCCAGCAAGCATTCCAACACCAATGCCAGCAACAGTCGCCGCCAAATCGCTTCCAGTTATTTCTTTTGTTAATTCTGCGGTTGGTTGAGCAACTGCTGGAGCAACTGTGGTAGCTGGTAACTGACGGGCCAAATCTTGACCAAAAATAGTTCCAGGCAACGCTTTTGCCGCAGTAGCACCACCAACTAAGCCCTGCATACCAGCTTGTGCTGCCCGTTCTGCCATTGTTTGCGGCTCAGGAAGGCCAGCTTGTGTGAGCATTTGGCTTTGCGCTCTTGCTGCACTTGGCATCCGACTCTCAGAGCCAAGCAATGCAGACCCCAAGTTGTAAGCGCCTTTTACGCCTTCAAGAACAGTAGTTGCAGGGGCGGTAAAACCTTCATAGACTGCCCTGCCAGCCAAGCCAGCTTGTCTTGCCAATTGTTGAGCAATAGAAGGTTCTGTCCTTGTCTCAGCAGGAACTTGAGGCTCTTGAGCTGGTTGAGTAGAAGGCTCTCCACCTAAACTTGCTTTAATTTTGGCTAGTGCAGCCTCATTAGACAGGCCATCAGGCAGTTCATAGGATACGCCCTTGTATTCATAAACAGTCGGCATGATGCTTACCTTTAATCCAGTTTGATTGGGTTTTGTGCAGTACCAGCAGCAGGGCCATAATACGGCTCTACTCCCTGCGACTTGCGGCGACTATCAATGCGTTTTTGAGCATTTTCTTTGGCTTTTGATGTTGATTTGGCAAAGTTATTAAGAGCCTCTAAGGTGGTTTTAGTGTCATACCCGCCATAAGCCGCAATAAGTTCATTTGCAAAACGCAACACATCCTTGTCAGTTTGAACGCCCTTAGCGGCATCAGTTTTCAAGTTGGTTGCTTCTTGAATTGATCGTTGTAAAGCCGCAAAATTTCGACTTTCAACAGAAGAATTGCCAGATGCGTTTTGAGCCAAATACTTTGCGTTATTAAGCGGCCCTAAATCCAATGGCGGCTTTCCGGTTTTTGGATCAATAGTCAAAGATGCAATGGCAGGAGCCAATGAAGTCTCCCTTGCTGCCAAAGAGTCAACCAACTCAAGTTCTTTATCTTCTTCTTTTTGCAATGAAGGAGCAAGTGTTTTTGGCCCTTTAAGAGATGTCGTTAATTGCCGTAGTTCTCTTGCACTGTCTGCTCTCAATTGAGCAATTTGTAAGGCAGTAGCACCAGCCAATTTAGCGGCTTCAATTTTTGCATCAGCAGCAACTTTAGCCGCATCAATTCGCGCTTGATTAGCTGTATTAGCCGCATCAATTCGCGCTTGGTTAGCGGCTGCTTTGTCAGCAGTACCTTGCAATACGGCAAGAATCTTGTCTGGAGAACCATACTTGGTTATTACGCCAAGAACTTGCTCTTGTGTTGCATCTGGTGGTAATTGAGATAACTCATTACGCAGTTTATTTTCTTGCTCAATAGACAATTCTGTCTTAGCGGCAGTAGCCAATGATGCTCTTTGTGCGGCTTGTCTTTGACCAGTTAAAGCCATTTCTTGAGTCATTTTCCGACTCATTGCTATAGCCTCTAATGCTCCAGCAGTATCTCCACCCTGTTGCAAAGCCTGTCCATATTGAGCAAGACCTTCAGGAGTGCTTACATCAAATTGTCGGGCCAAAGCATTGCGTTGACTAATGAGACGCATCTGTGGGTCTTCTACACCCATTGCAGAGGCAAATGCACCACCCAATTGCTGACCAGCCCTGGCAGCACCATAGGATGCTTGCTCAAGAGGAGCCATTCGTGCCAATTGCATAGCCCGTTGACGAGCCATCTGATCCCGTTGTTCTTGGTACAACTCAGGGGTCACACCAAACAAACTTCCAACAATATCTGCCATGACTATTCCTTTATGGTTTTGCGCCACCAGTTAAAAATGATTGAACTGCCGCCTTAAATTGTGGATCATCTGCAAGGGTCGTAAACAACGAACTATATGGGTTAACAGATGAGGTTGGCAACAAAGTGGTTGCTGCATTGCTTGCCGCAGTAGTCCTTCTTCCACCCAGTGCAGTACCCACATCCAATGCGCCAGCACCCATGCCCTCAACAGTGCCAGCGGTACTCAAAAGGCTCTTAAATGGATCATAGGCAGAAGTCTGACCAGCAGTGTACTTGCCAAGAAACTCGCCACCAGCACCAAGCAATCCTTTGCCAAACAGAACACTCTGTTGACCAGCTTGCTGTGCCCCTGCCGCCAAAGCAGCATCTTGTTGAGCCAATGCGTTGTAGTACGCCTCCATCTCAGGAGTGGTTGCACCAAGACCTCTGGCGCCACTAGGACGGGCACTTGTTGCACCAACAGACAAACCACCACGACCCGTTTGGAACAAGGTGTTTTGCAACTGAGACAGTTGACGCTCACGGCTAGGAGCCAGCAAGTCTTGTTGCTTTGCCATGTAGTCAGAGGCAACTTGCTCTGGCGTTTTGGCAAGATACGATGTACCCAAATCAAACAGGCTTGCAGATGCCTTTTTCAGTGGGTCATATAGGTCTGCAACCTTCTTTGCCTCATCAAGACTCAGAGTTGCACCAGACATCAACTTATCTTGGATTGCCTTGAGTTCTGGAGTCAGCGTGTAACCGGCAGTTTTAAGATTGCCTTCAGCATCGTATGTGTAGTCTGTTGTGCCAAACCTAGTGGTCACGCCAACAGGCTTGAACCTTTGTGCGTCAGCGGCAGCTTTAGCGGCAGCAGTGGCAGTATCAGTAGCCAACTTAGTGCCGAACAAGCCAACACCACCAGAAATCACACTGGTTGCAGCTTTAGCAAGATTAGGATTATCTTTAAAGAACTTAACAACATCTTTAATTGTTAAGCCAGTTCCTTTTGAATAGTCTTCAATGGCTTTTGTAATTTCATCAGAAGTATATGTGCCAGCGATTTCTTGATTTATTTGATAAATCTGTGCCTGTTCTTCTGGAGAGTATTCGTATGGAGTAGTGTCCGTCAACTCAGTTGCAGGAGCATTCATTTCTACATCGTATGCAGTGTCTGCCTCTCCGCTGTAGCCATACGGGTCTTCTGTGTAACTTGTTGCCATATTTCCTCCAGTATTTCCAGTAATCGGTGTTGTTGGTGTTGCGGTGGTTATCGGTGTCGCTGGTTGCGATACAGTAAATCCAGATGTGTCTGGAATGTCAGTTGTCGTGTCAAATGCAGTTGTACTTGGTGGAACAGATGACTCATAAGGAGCCAACTGATTTTGCAAGTCTTGTTGACCAGCAGTAACCTGTGCTTCAGTGGGAACTGTTACTCCAGAATCTGGAATAAGAGAGTCTAGCTTTATGTTGCCAACACCTTGAGCCAATGACTGTTCAGCAGTTTTACCAGTAAGCAAGCCAGCAGCAGTTCCAGCAGCTACTTGACCTGCAACAGCAGAACCAGTTGCTTGGGCGGCAGTGCCACCAGCAAGACCAGCACCACTACTGGCAATGCCAGCTTTAACAGCATCTTCTGGGTTCTTGCCAGCCAAAAGATTGGTTGATGTACTGGTAACAAAGCTCTTTAATGTTCCAGGATCACCAACAAGATAATTTCCAATAGCACCACCAGCAGCACCAACAACACCAGCTTTTAAGGCATCTTCTGGAGACTTACCTTGAGCAACTTGTAGGGCGGCATTTGCTATACCAGTTCCAACTGCCGTAGCCACAGCCGCAGATGTTGCCGCTGGAAGCAAACCAGCAGCTATCATCTGTTGACCAATAGCTGAACCAACTCCAGGCAATGCAACAGATGCGGCAATTGAAGCAATCAATGGTGCATTTTTAGAAAGGCTTAAGTCTTTGTCTAGTTGAGCAAGGTTTGTGCTAATCGTCTTTTCAATAGGCTGAAATACATTTGTAACAGCATTACTAATAGAGCCAAATACTCCACCGCCACCCCTATTTGCATTTATGGCAGCCTGTAACTCAGAGCCAACATATCTATTTCCAGCAGGGTCGTAAAGAACTTCGGCATTTACATTAAATCCAGGTTGAGCAGATACTTGAGAGTACGGCTCTAATTCACCCGTTGTTTTGTTGTACACATAATAATTTTTTAATTCTTGTTCTGTCATGTCACACCCCCAATGCCAAAAGAACCTGCAAACACTTGCAAGTTACATTGAGATTGCTTTGTACTGCGTTCATTAGACAGTGCCATTAGCCACGATGTTGCCCAACACAGTCAGGTTCCCAGAACTGTCAATCTTCATTACATCAGTCCCTGAATGCCGAATAAGCAGATTTGTGCCACTTTCGACAAAGCTGAAGTTTGTAAAGGTTCCATCTGCCTTGGTTGCAATGGCAGTCTGAATGTTGGTGAACTCAGTATCAATCTCAGTTCCCTTGACAACCTTGCTTGCATTCCCTGGCGACAGAGCATCCTTAGCCGCAAAGTTGGTGGTTTTGGTGTAATTTGCCATGTTTCTTCCTTAAACCAGTTTGCCATTCTTGGCTTGAATCTCAATCTTTTGAATGCTCACAGGATACCCATTGATCTGCACTTCATAACCCGTCTGCACAGTCTTGCCAGAACCAGTTGTTTGACCAATCAATGTTTGCAAAGAAATGCCTTCTGAGTAATACGCAACAGGAGAGCCATTTGCTCCATATTCAGCAGTCCCATACTCAGACACAGTTGACTGAGGGATTTGCAATGTGGTTGAGTAATACTGACCAGAGAAGTCATATCCCCACTTGATGATGAATCCTTGGTTTGAACCACCAATCACCACCACAGCAATGCGCTTCAAAATAGATGTGACATTGGGCTGTCCCAAGTCAGCATAAGTCGTGAAATACTGCAATCGGTATGTGCTTGCATGGTCAAGATAAGTTCCATACTTGCCCACATAACCATTCTTGCCAATCAACAAGTCTCCATTGCGTTTAGCAAGGAAAGCAGTTGGCGTGATGGAATCCCACACAGTTACCCGCGCAGAACCATCTTGCAAAGCCGCCTTTGTATCAAAACAATAGGTCTGGGTGGCAAGAGGAAAGTTAATCAGGTAGAAAGCATTTGTCTCTGAGTAGACTGCTTTGATGTTTGCTAATGTCTCAGCATTCACAATCGTCATCAAGTCATTGCGGACATTCTTAGACAAGTCACGCAAAGGAGCAGATTTCTCTTGAATGGTTCTCAGGAATGAACGAATCCCACTGTTTGACAGGAAGATCACATCACTGCCTGTGTTGGCAATTGAGTCTCTAGCAATGCAACCGATATTGCTCACAGCGTCACTCAAGGTAATGCTTGATGGCGTAGTTGCACCAGCATAAATCAGGATTTGACGCTTGCCAAAGATCAACAAGAATCCATTGTGAGCCGCCAAGCCAGTGATTTCATCTGAACCATTAGGCCAAACTCTGGAAACATCCAAAGTACCAGATGTTCCTGTTGACCAGACATGACCAGCTAACAGGTCAGAGAAGTAGACAGTTACATTGTCAGCAGTGGTGTTAGCCACCCACAAACGACCATAAGCAGAGATAACAATGTTGGCTTGTGGAACAGTCGCCACATAACCAGTTTTCTCGCTTACACGCTTGAATGTAGTGGTGCTAACAGCAGGGTCATAAACAAGTGCATCATGCCCTGTTTGGAAGAAATATGTGATTCCATTCAAAGAGGCACACTGCCAATTACTTGCGGTAATTGTTGGGGCAGTACCTCCCCCCCCATAGGTCAACTCAACAACACTTGTGCCACTGAGTTTAAACAGCTTGTTGTTTCCAGCAAACAGAACAGTCAAAGTTCCATCAGTCTGAACTAACTCATGGATAACACCAACATTGTTGGCCCCCAAGTTGCCAGAGGATGTATTTACTCTTGACCAACCTTTGCGAGAGCCAATACGACCATACTGGTCAATCACGCAGTTTGTAGCAATCGCAGCATATCCAGCCGCTAAATCAAGCGGAGAGTCCTGTGTGTTCAGCCCATAAAAGCCTGGGGCTGAAACAGAAAAGGTCTGGATTTGCTGTGTCATTGCGGGACAAACTCTTGATTCTCAGGATAACGACTGCCCTCCAAGGCAATGTAATCCGACAACATGGATCGAAACAGTGTGTACGCCTCAGATGAAGACAGTCCACCATCTTCACCACGCTCAACCAATGCCCTTGCATACGCACCTTGAGCAACAACCACATCAGGAACAAGAATGACAGTGCCATCTGCTGCCAATGGAGCCTGTGGAATTGTTAGAGCAAACATGATGCTATACACACCATCTGGCCTTGGATATAGCGTTACTTTGGTGTTGTAGCTTGTATCTACGCCATCAAAGACATATTCACTTGGGATGCCCGTCATAATCACAGAGAAGTTCTGCTTACGATTCATGTCCACAAAAGTGGTGTTTTTCAGGCCAATATTGCTCGTTGCATTGATGGCATCCATCACTTGGAACTTCTGTCCAGCACCATTTAAGCCATACTGATAAGTGCCAGCGGCAGTAGTAATAGTGACTGTTTGACCAAGTGCATTCCAACTAAAAGCATCTTCAACCTGACGCTTTGTGTCGTTGACAAACTTGGCAATAAGGGTTGAATAGGCGGTTTCGTTGTAAGTGGTTACAACAGGCTCACGCAAACGAATCAATACATCGTTGACAAGTTCAAGTAATGTCATTGGGCTGCCTCATTTCGCTTTTGCCTTGTTCCTTGCGGATATAGCTTTAGCTTTTGCCTTTGCGTCAGCCTTGGAGTTTGCACCCCATGCCTTTAGCGAAAGAAGCAGTCTCGTTGGTTCACCATTCTTGAACTCAGGGCCATCCATGTTGCCCATTCGAGCCAAGAAACTTGCTCTACGGGGATTATCCCCTGATTTGACAGGAGGTTTTAAGTCCCCGCCAGTTGCCGCATTATAAGATGATCTGCCCTTGGCATTCAAGCCGCCTTTTGGATTTTGACCAGCTTTTGTCTGCCAAACAGGAGATTTCATCTACTTCACCTTTTTAACCTTCTTTGCAGTCTTTGCAGCTTGTTTAAAGTCAGCAGCAGTAGGCGCACCCTTGGCCCCTACCTTCCGCATCTTCTCGCCAGAACCAGCCTTGATGCGGGCTTGTTTGGCATTGATGTTGGCATAAAGTCCAGGCTTCATTTCTTGGCCTTCTTCTTAGGTTTAGTCATACCAGCTTCAGACAAGGCAATGGCAACTGCTTGGCGAGGATTCTTTACAACCTTCCCACCCTTGCCTGAATGCAAAGTACCTTCCTTATATTCACGCATTACTTTGCCCACCTTCTTTTGTGCCTTGGTTTTCATACCAATTCCGTCACAGAGAATGTTGATGCCGCTACAGTAGCGTCCTTAATAACAGCAATCTTTTGACCAGGATTTACCCTAATAATCTCAGAAAAGTTGTTAGGCATCATGGGTGAGGTTGTCAGACTTGCAACTGGAGTTGTGCCAATTTGGAAATGGCAGTGACCCAAAGAACAAGAAATACGAATCATGGTCGTAGATGCACCAAAAGCAGTAGATGCGACACTTGAGTTGCTAACTGTAAATACTTGGGTTGTTCCCAGACTTGGAATACCCAAAGCCACTTGATTTGGATCGAGTTGGAATGTAGACATTATTTTGCCTTTTTAGCTTTATTCATCATGTTGGTGGCAGTGCGCTGACCCTTTTTAGGGAGCATCTTTGGTTTCCCAATTGCTACCATGACAGTGACAGGAACACTTTTCTTCTTTGAAGAAGACTTTGACT